TGAAGAAACAAATAGAGAATTATGGAAAATGATTGAAGAAAGGAGATTAGTGCAAGCATCAGTTGCTCATGATTTAAGAAATCCAATATCAATTATAGAAGGATATGCAGAATATTTACAAACAAATTTACAAAATGATAATTTAAGTAAAGAAAAAATTTTAGAAATTACTTCAAATATAAATAAAACAGCTAAAAGACTAGAAAGATACACAGATTCTATTCGTACAATTAATGCCTTAGAGGATATAGAAGTAAATCGTAAAGAAATCTCTACTAGAAAATTTATTGAAGATGTAAAATCAGATTTAAAACAAATGACAAAGTCTAAAGGAATAGGATTGGATTTAGAGGCAGAGAAGTTATTTAAAGAAAAGATAAAGATAGATTCTTATATTATTTATAGAATTTTAGAGAACATAATTAATAATGCCCTTAGATATTCCAAAGAAAAAATTAATTTATCATTTAATATACAAGAAAATTATTTAATAATCTCTATTGTAGATGATGGTATAGGTTTTTCGGAAGATGTTTTAAAAGAAAGAAACAATTTAATTATACCTACTGCAAGTGATGACAAGCATTGTGGATTAGGATTAATAATTAGTCGTATTCTTTGCAAAAAGCATGGAGGAAAGCTAGAATTATCTAATGATATATCTGGTGGAGCAAAAGTAAAAATTTTTATAGAAATTTGACCGATTTTTGACTTTTATTATATATGATTTCCTTATAAGCCATTTGTGGCAATTTAAGGAGGTCATTTTTTTATGAAAAAATTAATTATTTTATTGATAATCATTGGAATAGGTTTGGTATTAATATTTGGTGGAAAATTATTAAAAAATACAGGCGTAACAAATGATGATATTGTATCAAAAGGTTTTGATTGGGTAACAGGAAAAGGAACAGATGAAATAGAAATGAAAGGTAAATTATCTTTAATTTCTAATACTTCAAATACAGATGATGGGTATTATTATTTTCAAAGTGATACAGAAAAATTATTAAATGGTAAAAGAATATCTCATTTGATGTATATTGACTTTGCTACTCATCAAGAAATTTATTTATGTAGTAATTCTGGTTGTAATCATAACACAGAAAGTTGTTCATCTTTATTTTTAGAAAATGAAGTTCCATCTGATTCATCTATACTTTTTATATGGAATAATAAGATATTTATTTTAAGTAAACAGCAGGATCAAGATGGAGTAGCAGCTTTAGGAGTAAGTACAAGTTCTGGAGTAGAAGGAAGCTCTAGCATATTATATTGTTTAAACTTGGATGGAACAAGTAGAGAAAAGATTTATACATTTGACAGTAACCTTACTGTAGAAGATTTTGTAGTTGGAGATGAGAATGGGCTTTATTTTGTTACTAAAAAAGTGTCAGCAAATAGTATTAATGGTAATTCTTATCAAACATCATCAGAGAAAAATTTAGTTTATTTAGATGTAAAAACAAAAAAGGAAAAGAAGGTTTTTTCTATGGATTTTAATGATGATGTTGAATGGGATGTTATTGGGTGTAGTGATAAAAATCTAATTTTACATGGAATAGATTTTGGAAAAAAGGTTTCACAAGAAGAAAAGCATAGTGAAGATAATGAAGTATACAAAAATTCTTATGATGTATTTAAAACTCTTAATGTAGAAAATAGAGAACTTAAAGAAATCTATCGTATATTTGCAGCACATTCTCGTAGTTATGTAACAGATGATGAATACTTATATTTTTCTAAAGAAGGAGATGGAGAAGTTATAAAAATTGACTTAAAAACAGGAGAAAAAAATTCTTTTGTAAAATTATCTCAAAATGGTATTTATGGAATTATTGGAGATAAAATAATGTGTTATGAATATAGCTTTAATGACAAAACTCTTTACTTTGTTGATAAAAATACAGGAAAAATTTCCCATTCAAACCTTGTAAATAAAACAGTGGGTAGAACTTTAGATATTATTGCAGAAAGTAAAACACAAGTTCTAGTTGTTTATGATTCAGATGTAAATTATCATCAAGATGGTTCTTATGAAACTAAAAAAGAATATTGTGGTTTAATTAGCAAAGAAGATTTATATAAAGGAGCAAATGATGTTGTACAAAAGTATGTTGAATTTAATAAAACTAGAGAGAACAGAGTTAAAACAAGAAATGAATGGGTACAAGGAGCAGGAGATGCTATAAATCAAGCATTAAGTAATTTTTCATTAGATCCATCTAATTATGATAATGGAACATTAAATAATATAGCAGACAATACAAAAAATATAGCAGATAATACAGCAGAGATAACTGATGAAGATTTAAAATATTTAATAGATATAGCTGAGAGAGATACAATTAATAGATTTACAACTGTACCATTATCAATAAACTTGACGAACAATAACAATATAAATGGAGAAGAAGATATTGACGGAATAGTAGATAAAGTTACATATAAATTAACAAGTAGATTAGAAGAAGAGTTAGAATATGTTTCTGATGGAGTACATGAGTAAGGAGGAGTAATTATGGCGTATTATTTTTATTTAGGAAACGTTCTTCTTCCAGTTCCTCCTAAAAAAGTAGATTTAAAGATAAATAATAAAAATAAAACTTACGATTTAATAAATAATAAACAAATTAATGTTTTAAAAGATCCCGGTTTAACAGATATTGAGTTTGAAGTTTTACTTCCTAATTCAAAATATCCTTGGGCCACATATGTTAGTATATTTAGAAGTGCTAGGTATTATTTGGATATATTAGAAAGGCTAAAAATTAATAAGAATCCATTTCAATTTATAATTGTAAGGAAATTTCCAAATAATAAGGATATATATACTACAAATATAAAGGTTTCTGTGGAAGATTATATGATAACGGATACAACGGAAGAAGGGTTTGATAATAAAGTAAAACTCAAATTAAGACAATATAGAGAGTATTCAACAAAGACTATAAAAATATCAGTAAAAAACAAAAAGACGACTGTAAAGAAGAAAAAGAGAACAGTTACTACAAATAATACATCAAAAATACCAGTTAAACCTAAGGGGCAAAATTACACTGTTAAACGTGGAGATTGTTTATGGACTATTGCTAAGAAGTTTTATGGAGATGGAAGTAAATATAAAGTAATTTATAATGCTAACAAAAAAGTGATTGGAGGCAACCCTAATTTAATATATCCAAATCAAGTTTTGTGGATACCAGCATAGAAATAGGAGGAAGATATGAGCCAAAAGTTATTAATTCAAAATGGAAACACAGTATATGAACCAGTAATACAAGATGAAATAACATGGACTACCGAAAGAAAGGGAGCAGCAGGAAAACTTGAATTTAAAGTTATAAAAGATAGTATTATAGATTTTGAAGAAGGTAATCCTATATCATTTAAAATTGATAATACAAATTTGTTTTATGGATTTGTTTTTAAGAAGAAAAGAGATAAAGAACAAATAATAACTACAACGGCATATGATCAATTAAGATATCTGAAAAATAAAGATACAAAAACATATACAAATAAAAGAGCTGATGAATTAGTTAAAATGATTGCAGATGAATATAAATTAAAAATTGGAATTTTAGAAAATACGGGTTATGTTATAGCAAAAAAGGCTGAAAATAATCAAGCCTTATTTGATATGATATTAAATGCGTTAGACGAAACGATTAGAAACAAAAAAGAAATGTATGTTTTATATGATGATTTTGGAAAATTATGCTTGAAAAATTTAGAAAGAATGAAAGTGGGATTAATAATTGATGAGGAGACAGGAGAAAATTATGATTATGAAAGTTCAATAGATTCAAATACATATAATCAAATTAAATTGGCATATGATAATTCTGATACCAAAAAAAGAGAAATATATATGGCTAAGGATTCTTCAAATATTCAAAAATGGGGAGTATTACAATACTTTGATACTATTAATGAAAAAACAAATGGGAAAGCAAAAGCACGAGCTTTATTGGATTTATATAATCAGAAAACAAGGAATCTTCAAATCAAAAATGCTATTGGAGATGTAAGAGTAAGAGGTGGATCTCTGGTAATAGTAAGATTAGATTTAGGAGATGTTAAACTACAAAATTTTATGCTAGTAGAAAAAGCAAAACATACATTTAAAAATGAGGAACATTTTATGGACTTAACATTAAGAGGACAGAACTTTATATCTCAGTAGGGAGGAGAGCTGATGGGAAGGTCACTAAGTGAAATAATTAAGAATTTGGCGGTAGGAGCAAACGAAGCGGGTGCTCCTACTTCTATTTTATTTGGGATAGTAACAGGAATAGCCCCGCTCGAAATAACAATAGAACAAAAATTAAAATTAACGAAAGAGTTTTTAGTTCTTACTAAAAATGTAAAAGACTATACTGTAGATATTAGTATGGAATGGAATACAGAAAGTGAATCTTTGAATGCTGATCATAGTCATACATTAAGTGGAGATATTTCAGTAACATCAACAGCGACAGTAAATCCAAATCCAGATAATATCTCGGTTTCTATAAACAACGAAATTAATAAGGGAATAAGTACTGAAGAGAAGGATATAAATTTAGAACATAATCATTTGATATGTGGAAAAAAACAAATCACGATTCATAATGGATTAAAATTACATGACAATGTTATTTTAATACAACAACAAGGCGGAAACAATTTTATTGTTATAGATAAATTTTAGAAAGGGTGGTATAAAATGACACCTAATACAGACGATATACTACTAAATGATTTACAAGACGAAGAACAAATAACTAGAACATATTACCTAGATGTAGAAAAGAATATTATTTCTGGTTATTGTGAAGGTATTGAAGCGATGAAACAAGCTATATATTGTATTTTAAACACAGAAAGGTTCGAACATCTTATATATAGTTGGGATTATGGCGTTGAGACCAAGCATTTAATAGGAGAAGGTACAACATTTGCTATTCCAGAAATAGAGAGAGTAATTAAGGAAGCATTATTACAAGATTCACGAATATCTGATATTAATGATTTTGAAGTTGAAGTTAATAAAGAGCAAATAACTGTGAAATTTGTTGTAATAACAACTGTTGGTGAGATAGGAATAGAAAAGGTGGTGAATATATGATGTTTGATGAAGATGAGTATACATATGAGGCAATACTTCAAAGAATGCTTGATACTATTTCAGACACAATAGATAAAAGAGAAGGATCAATTATTTATGATGCATTGGCTCCTGCAGCAGCAGAGCTTGCACAGGCTTATATATGGTTAGAAAATGCAATTAATCTAGTTTTTGCAGACACATCTGTGGGAGAATACTTAGATAGGTTATGCGCTCAAATAGGCATACATAGGAAAGAAGCGACACCAGCAACAAGAAAAGGAAGTTTTTATAATGAAAACGAAGAGCCTATGAATATAGAAATAGGAAATAGATTTACTTGTGAAGGAATATATTGGTTTGCGACTGAAAAAATATCTGATGGAATATATAAAATGCAATGCGAAACTAAAGGTATAATAGGTAATAATATATCAGGAAGTTTATTACCAGTTGACTACATAGAATATTTAGGAACTGCGAAATTAACTGAACTTTTAATTCCAGGAGAAGATGAAGAAGATGATGACACATTAAGGGAAAGATATTTTACAAGCTCAAATAATAATGCCTTTGGAGGAAATATTGAGAACTATAAAGAAATAACAAAGAAATTAAATGGTGTAGGAGCAGTTAAAGTAATACCATGTTGGAATGGTGGAGGGACAGTCAAGTTAATTATATTAGATTCGAATTATAGTAAAGCAAGTGATTTAGTAGTATCGACTGTTCAGGAAGTTATATGTCCAAATAAAGAAGAAAATGGAGTAGGATTAGCACCTATACGGACATCAAGTAACAGTAGTTACGGTTTCTGAAAAGATAATTAATGTAAATGCGACGATAGTATTATCAAGTGGTTCTACAATATCAACAATTGAGGAAAATATTGTTACTGGAATTAATCAGTATTTATTGAATTTAAGAAAAGAATGGGAAGATAGTACAAGCCTAATTGTCAGAATTTCCCAAATAGAGTCATTAATACTTAATACAGAAGGAGTTATTGATATTACTAATACGGTAATTAATGAGCAAAATGGTAACATAGAAATTGGAAAGGAGTATATTCCAATACTTGGAAATATAGAAATCATAGAGAATGAAGGAGATAGTATATAATGAGAAAATTAGTAGAATATATGCCACCCTTCCTAAAAGATGTTAGAGAACTTAATAGGATATTTGAAGCAGAAGATATAGAAATAGAAAGAATCAATAAGCAATTGGAATTATTGTTGGAAGAAGTTACAGTTATTACAGCAAAAGATTTCGGACTGAAAAGATATGAGAAAATATATGAGATAAGCAATGTGGCTGATAGTATTGAAGCAAGAAGAAACAACATTCTTTTTAGAATGAATTTTAAGACACCTTATAGCTACTTTTGGTTAATTAACATATTAGATAGTGTAATAGGAACAGAAAATTATATAATTAAATTAGATTACAAGAATTATATATTGACAATAGAAGTGATAGAACTTTATAAGGATATAACAAAAGAATTAGAAAGAGTTTTAAGAAAAGAATTACCAGCAAATTTAGAGCTAAATATCAATATATGTCAGACTGAAGAAATGAACAATAAATATATTGCTGGAGTAGTGCATCAAGCAGATTTTATGAAAATCAAACAGGAGGTATGATATGGCGGTTTTTGGTGGAATAGTATTAACAAATGATGGAAAGCGACTTGAAGCGAAAGTGCAACTAGGAAAGATATTAAAATTTAAAAGGATAGCTTTAGGAGATGGAACAATAACAACAGAGAATATTTTTTCGATTAAAAGTTTAATAAATGAAGTATTAAGCTTGAATATAACAAGCATGGAGCTAATCGAAGAAAGAAATATGGCTAAATTGACTGCTTATTTGAACAATAAGAATTTAGGGAGTGGATTTACATGGAGAGAACTAGGAATTATCGCAGAAGATCCAGATACAAAAGAAGAAGTACTATATGGATATGGAAATGCAAGGAATAATGCAGAGTATATATGTGCAGCTAATGAAGGTGATTTAATCGAAAAGCATATAAGTACAGATATTGTAGTTAGTAATGTAGCAGATATTACAGTTGTAATTGACGAGAGTCTTATATATATGACTGAAGCACAAGTTCAAGAACTTATAAAAACGGAGAAGGAGACTGTAACGATAGAGAAAGGTACGACAATAACAAATGAGTATGAGTTAACTTTACCATTAAAGTATATGGTACGGAAACAATTCACTTGAAGTTAGGCTTGATAGCGAGGTATTGAAATTAGCTACTGATACAGAGAATGGACACTACAAGGAAGTGCGGAGAAAACGGAACTTTAAGCAATAAAATTAAATTCAACAGAACAGAAACAGATGGAGACTGGACATTAGAAGGGGATCTAACAATAACTCAAATTGTAAGGGGGGTAAGTCAAGATGAAGACATTTAAAGAGATACTTGAAAAAATAGAAAGTGCTATTACATCACTAAGTGAAACCATATGGGGAGATCCAGATAGACCAGAAGGTATGCCAGACTACTCTCTGATCGCTATGACCAATCAATTAAAACAAAATCAAACTGGAATGATTTCAAAACGTGATTTTAAATCAAGTTACAGTTGGAGCGCTAATGATTATATGGGAATAGATATGAATGGCGTATATGCAGTCACTTCCAATAATAATATTCAAGATTTTCCATCAGGAGTTTCTAAGGGAGGAATTTTAACTGTTAAATTTGGCACCAATGATCGTGGAATTCAGGAATATGTACCTCGTAGTACAAGTGATTTATATATAAGGTCATACTGGGATGGAAGTTGGACTGAATGGGCGAAAAAATAAATATATATATTAAAAAGAGAGGAGAAAAGCAGTGGAACGAATATCAATAATGATTATTTCGTTAGCAACATTTTTGAATGCTTTAATAGTAATAGTAACATTTATAAGTAAAGTCAAGAAACCTGTTGACAATGTAGTAGATAAAAAATTCACAGAAGCATTAAAGCCAATTAATGATAAACTTAGTGTCATTGATGATAGAATAGACAAGCTAGATAAGAATCAATGTAAGAATTATCTAACAGAATTTTTAGAAGATGTTAAAAACGGAATACCTAAAAGTGATATACAGATACAAAGAGCAACCGAAGTATATGATCACTATATCAATGATTTACGCTTAAATACATACATACACGACAGCTGGGAAATGTATATGAAAGGAGGAAATAAATCATGACAATACAAGTATTAGTTTATATTGTTACTACTTTGTTTACTTACATAATGGGAAAAGCATCAAAGTACTTTGAATGGAATTATACGTTACCTATTCCAATTCAGAACATTATAATAGGATTTATAGCTGCAGGAATAGGAATATTCATTCATATTGAAGGATTAGATACTAATAGTGTAATACAAGCTGTTATAACTGCTATTGGTGGAGTTGGAACTGCTACTGTATTATATGATGCAAAAAATCAATAATTTAATACAAGGAATAGGCCATTGTATTTTTATACTGGAAGAGAAACAGAATTTCTTCTAGCATTATTTTTTTATGAAAGTGAGGGTAAATTATGAAGATAGGAATAGATGCAGGACATGGCATTAATACAGCAGGAAAGAGATGTTCAAAACAATTTGATGTAAATGAAACTAGAGAATGGGTTTTAAATAGTAGAGTTGCAGTAAAAGTATGTGAAATATTAAATAGAAGCGGAGTAGAAACATTAAGACTTGATGATATAACAGGAAATACAGATATAGACTTAAATACTAGAGTAAAAAAAGCGAATATTGCTAATGTAAATTTAGTAGTATCAATACATCATAATGCAGGAGGCGGAACAGGAATAGAGACATATGTATACAATCAAGCCTGCTTAAGTGGAGAAACTGGCAGAATGGCTACAATTA